GATAAACTCAGTCCATTTGACTTCGTTAAGAGCATTTCACACACAAAAGTCAATCTAATCCGAGATGTTGATCATGGTGATCTAAACGAGAAGGAATATGTACCCTTCATCGTCAACAAGGCCTTGTCTGCTTTTCCCGATACCATACTATATGCTAACGCTGTTAATATGAATTGGGAGTTGGATAAACTGCTTCAATATGAGTATTTGCTAAATATAGTAAGAAAAAACAAGAGGTACTCTACTTGGAATAAGAAAACCAAGAATGATGATATTGAACTTATTATGAAAACATATGGATTTTCACATAATAAGGCGAAAATAGCATTGTCTTTGTTATCTAAAGAGCAAATTAATTCATTAAATAAAAAGCAAGAACAAGGTGGATTGAAAAAATGAAATTATCAGTAGACTCATTAGTGGAGATAAGACTAAAGCAGCCAGACGATTTCTTAAAGGTTAAAGAAACATTAACCAGAATCGGTATTGCTTCAAAGAAAGATAACACTCTTTATCAGTCATGTCATATTCTACACAAGCAAAAAAGATACTATATTGTACACTTTAAGGAACTGTTTGCTTTAGACGGTAAGCCCACAGACTTCTCTGATATTGATGAAGGTCGTAGAAACACCATAGTAAATCTCCTTGTCGAATGGGGTCTTGCTGAAATTGTAGACGAAGAAAAGACAAAGAGTCCAACAACACCACTCAATCAGATTAAGGTTATTTCGTTCAAGGATAAGAACGAATGGAAACTTGTAAGTAAGTATTCTATTGGTAAGAAAGTTTAAACCTTATTAATTTATAATGAAAGTGTTATTATTATGTCTGATTATGATAATGAATGTGGTATTGTAAATTTAAAGATTGATGATATTGGTCCATGGAAGTGGGTGAAGCAAGACAACGGCTTGTGGAACATCATATCTTACGAATGGCAGCACCTAAAGCAGATGTGGGGCAAGCACGTTAAGAGATATGATGTGTGTGTCCAAGCAGGTGGTGCTTGTGGAATGTATCCTAGACTGCTATCGTATACATTCAAGCGAGTATATACGTTTGAACCAAATCCACTCAGTTTTCACTGTCTGGTAAACAACTGCCAAACTAATAATGTAATCAAGACTAATATGGGTCTTGGTGCTGAACCTGGCACAGCAAGATTAAAGACTAATGGTCTTAGTAATCCTGGAGAAGCAAGAATCAATGCTGCTGGAGATACTACAATTAATATTACTACGATTGACAGTCTTGGTCTTGATTGTTGTGATTTCATACAACTTGACGTTGAGACTTACGAACTGGAAGCACTCAAGGGCGCAAAAGAAACGATCAAAAAATATAAGCCAGTAATTTCAGTAGAAAATGGTAACGATGATATTCTAGCATTTCTAAACACTCTTGCTCCATATAAGCATGTTGATCAATTTCGTATAGGATCTGATCGTTCCGACGATGTTTATAAGGTAATCTAAATGTCTGAACAATATTGGGATGAGAGATTTGGTGTTATGGCAAAGCCAAAAGAGATAGTGTTCATATGGGAATGGGATGTAGTAGGTGATGGATTACTTGTCGTTCGTATACCTAAAAACGTTTCTTGGTTCAGAAGATTGAGAACAAAAATAATGTTAGGTAGTAGTTGGAAAAGACTTAAAAAACTCTCTTGACAATCTAAAAAATAAAATATATATTAGTATCATCTCTATGCCTCATGGGTAGAGATGTATTATAACCTCGCTTAATAAGGAGAAACTTATGCGTACACTACTTGATACTTTTCCTGGATTTGATCGCCTTTTCATCGGCGGAGACCAACTGCTAAAGCAATTAGAACAAATTTCTAATACTGCTACCAAAGCAATTACAAACTATCCTCCATACAACGTCAAGAAGGTAGATGACAACAAATATGTCATTGAAATGGCTGTTGCTGGATTCACTCGGCAAGATGTTGAACTTGAAATGATTGACGGTAAGTTAATCATCAAGGGTAAGATGGAAACTGTTGACGATCTTACCAAGGACGGCACCGAACAAACTTATCTCTATAAGGGTATTTCTGACCGCGCATTCACCCGTCAGTTTGCCTTAGCCGATACTGTTGAAGTAAAGAATGCTGAACTTCTTAATGGTATGCTCAAGGTCTGGCTAGAAGCCATTATTCCTGAACATAAGAAGCCTAAGAAGATTGATATTACTGATGGAGAGACTAAGAAAAAGTCTTCAAAGAAAGAATTTATAACAGAGTAATGAAAAGGGGGGGAGATAAAACTCCCCCCGATTTCTTATAGCCAGCCAGCGTACTGGTGAGTATGCTTGATACGATCTTCTAGACCAATTGTACCACCGTTTACTTTCTTTGTGACAGCAGTAATGGTAGCATCATCTGTACCCTTGTCACATAGTTCCCAAATACGATTCTTTTCAAAGAACCACATGGCAGATTCAAAAGCAAGTTCACTTGCTACTAGGTCTGGATTGGTCATAATGTCTGGGCGCTTGCAGTAGTCAGAGAAGGCTTTGTAATTGTCTTTGCCAGTCAACTGTAGTGCGCCACGACCACGATACTTCCAGCCGTCTCCGGATGCTTCTGGCCCGTTGCCCATACGACTAGCGTATACTTTGTTAGCAATCTTTTCTGGCTTACGGGCATATGCCTCGGCAGCCTTTAGATCAGGGAAATACTTCTTGAAAATCTTGGTTAGACCTTCAGCAGAATAGTTTAGATTCTCTGAGAAAGTCTTGAAGTTACCAGACTCGTGGGCAGTCTGGGCGAAGAAGTGAGCAGCACGATTCTTTGATAGTTTATAGAAAGCAGTAGCAGCCTTGAAAGTGCCAGGACCCCAAGCGCCGTCTGCGGTGACACCAATTTTCTTCTGTAAATTAACTAATGACATTAATTCCCCCGATGTTGGATTGTTACTGACATTATTTATAAATACTAAAAATACCTATGATGGGAATAGAAATGCGTAAATTTAGAACATTTATAAAAGAAGATTTAGAATTTACCCTACAATATCATGACGATCTTAATCCTGCTATCTGGGAAAAGAAAGATAAGATGAAACCTCTTATCAAGGACAGACTTCTCCATATTGGAGAATTATGGGCAACATTTTCCAAGATACCAGCAGATGCCATAAAAGATATTGTACTGACTGGTGGTAATGCTAATTTCAACTACACACCATATTCTGATCTTGACGTTCATGTTCTTATAGACTATAAGAAACTTGGATATCAAGATAGAGAGTTTATGGATGACTTCTTTGCTTCTAAAAAGATTCTGTGGGCAGTTAAGCATCAGGGTCTAAGAGTCATGGGATATCCTGTAGAACTTTACGCACAAGATTATGTTGATCCTATGACAGACAGACAAGGTGTATTTTCACTTAAAAAGAATAAATGGCTACAGAAGCCAAAGCACGAAAGACATCCTTTCCATGAAGATATTGCTCTAAAGGATAAGATCCAAAGTTATATTGATATGATAGAAAAGATTCTGGTAGAACCAGGTGATCACTCTGTAGAGGTAAAAACAATAAAAGATAAACTAGCAGCAGGTAGATCAGCAGGTCTTCATCAAGCAGGTGAATTTAGTAATGAAAATATTTTGTTTAAAGAATTAAGAAACCGTGGCTTAATTGATAAGATGAAAAATTATATACAGCAAAAATCTGATGAGTCTTTGTCTGTTTCCATTTGACTAAAGTAAGTTTATAGTATATGATGTAGTTTGTTGTTCATTTGAGGTGGTTATGGAGTTTTATACAGAAGTCTTCTTGAGAGGTAATCAAGTTTACCTTCGTGGTTATGAAGACGGTCGTAGAGTCAACAGAAAGATTCAATACAAGCCATATCTTTTTGTCTCTTCCAAAAAAGAAAATTCAAAGTACAAGACGCTAGATGGTAAGACTGTCGGCAAGATTAACTTTGATAATGTAAAAGAAGCAAAAGAATTTGTTGAACGCTATGATGGTGTTGAAGGATTTGAAATCTATGGACTCAATGCCTATCTATATACATTTCTCAATGATGAATATCCAAACAAGGTTGAATATGATCTAAAGAAGGTTCGTATTCTTAATCTTGATATTGAGTGTGCGCCTGACGATGATAGTCAAGGCTTTCCTGATATCAGAACAGCAAATCAACCTATCACGGCCGTCACATGTAAGATCAACGGCAAGATCACAACATTTGGCTGTCAGCATTTTATTCCGCATAAAGACAACATAAAATATGTTAAGTGTATGGATGAGAGAGAACTTCTCTTATCGTTTATTAGTTATTGGAAAGATGTTGATCCAGATGTGATTACAGGTTGGAATGTGGAGTTCTTTGATATTCCATATATCATCAATCGTATCAAGCGTATATTGGATGATGATTATGCCAAGTCTCTTTCACCTTGGAATATGATAGATGAAAGAATTGTTGATGTTCCAAACTCAGATAAAGAACAGCAGACATATCGTATTCTTGGTATCTGTGTTCTAGACTATCTTCGTGTATATAAAAAGTTTACATACACACAGCAAGAAAGTTATAAACTAGATAATATTGCTTTTGTAGAGTTGAACGAAGGTAAACTGGATTACTCAGAATACGATTCTCTATTCGATCTTTATAAAAAGAATTTTCAGAAGTATATTGAATATAACATTCATGACGTTGATCTTGTAGACAGGCTAGAAGAAAAACTTGGTCTTTTATCTCTTGGTATGACTCTTGCTTATGATGCTAAGATAGCATACGATGATATGTTCACCAGCATTCGTCTGTGGGATATTATCATTCATAACTATCTGCTTGACAGAAACATCGTCATTCCGCTAAAGAAAGAAAGCAAGAAAGACTCACAGTTTGCTGGTGCTTATGTCCGTGATCCCAAAGTTGGTATGCACAAGTGGATTGCTACATTTGACGTTAACAGTCTGTATCCATCTTTGATTGTTCACAACAACATGTCACCAGAAACTTATGTTGACAAGATTGACAACATGATGGGTGTTGATGATCTTCTTGATAACAAGTTCTATAATCAAGAATTTCTCAAGAAGAATAATGTAGCAATGTCTGCTAATGGTGCTTTGTGGAATAAGAACAAGCAAGGCATCTTCCCAGAGATTGTTCTTAAAATGTATGCCGAGCGAGTTGAGTTTCGTGAGAAACTAAAACAAGCAAAGAAAGCAAACGACGAAAACGGCGCTTCACGCTATCACAATCTACAGTTGGTAAGAAAGATTGTGTTGAACAGTCTTTATGGTGCGACTGGCAACCCATCTTTCCGTTTCTATCAGAACGACTTTGCTGAAGGTATTACTATTCATGGTCAGTTGGCCATTCGTTGGGTCGCTAAAGATATTGATGCTTATCTAAATAAGTTACTCAAGACTGATAACAAACAGTATGTTGTTTATTGCGATACAGACTCGGTGTTTGTTTCTCTTGACGGTTTGGTCAATAGCGTTTTTTCTGATACTAGTGATGTGGTTAAGATCACCGATTTTGTCAGTAAGGTTTGTTCGGAGAAACTTGAGCCTGTAATTAACAAGTCCTTTGATAGACTTACAGAGTATACAAACTCTTATGTTAATCAGATGAAGATGAAGCGTGAGAATATTTGTGATCACGCCATTTTTATCGCCAAGAAAAAGTATATCATGAATGTATACGACAGCGAAGGCTTCAAGTATGAAGAACCTAAGTTGTATATGAAAGGTATTGAAGCCGTTAAATCTTCTACGCCTTATTCGTGCAGAGAAAAGATTAAGACTGCTTTAAAGATTATCATGAAAGGTGACAACGATAAACTTATTCAGTTCATTGATGATTTTAAGAAAGAGTTTTCTTCTATGAGTTTTGAAGAAGTTGCTTTCCCAAGAGGATGTAATGGTCTTCAAAAGTATAGTGATGAGAAGAAAATATATGCTGACGGCACACCTATTCATGTTCGTGGTGCCCTAGTGTATAATAATCTATTGAAGCAGCACAAGTTAGAAAGCAAATATCTTTCTGTCAACGAAGGTGAAAAGATTAAGTTTTGTTATATGAAATTACCGAATACATTCCGTGAGAATGTTATTTCTTCTCCCGGCACTTTACCAAAAGAATTTAATATAGAAAGATATATTGATTACGATTTACAGTTTGACAAGGCTTTCCATGAGCCTATTAAAAGCATAACAAAAGTTATTAATTGGAAAACAGAAGATATCTCAACCTTAGAGGACTTTTTAAATGGGAACTAAAAATATGGCAGACATTGACTTTGACTTCGACTTTGGATTTACCTCGGCAAGTGAGGACGAAATCAAGGCACCAGTGTTACAGGATCTACAATTACAATCACAGACAGCAGAAGGTTATCAAAAGATAATTAACAATCTTTTAAATTCTATTGAGCCGTTGCTTACTAACCTAGCCAAGGATGCTGATACCAAAGAATACATTTATTGGCCAGATCGAAAGATTAAGATTGACGCATACAGGAAAAAGTTGTATTCTATAGCAACTGGTAAATAACAATTTTGTGATTGCGAAATTTTTTTAGTAACTACCATTCTTGGTAATTTTTCGCCTAACTTCGCAATCACAAATCGAATTGTAGTATTAAAATTTTACAAGTAACTATCATTCGTGATAATTTTGCTTCTAACTTTAATACTACAAACTCTATAGATAGAAATTGGAATTTTTTCGGTAACTATCATTCTTGATAATTTTTCCACTAACTCCAATTTCTATCTTCTAACTAAAGGGACTATATGATGACAAATACAAATTTACAACCAAGATATATTGCTGATTTTGAAAAGTCGGATACAGTTATTGTATATGATAGAATCAAAAATAAATTTTTAGAAATTATGAAACATAGAGAATTTGTTTCTATGAATTGGTGCGAAAATCACAGCACACTTGCTATTGAAGCAGCACATGCTGGTAGATATTCTCAGTTTTCAAAGGCTCAACGATGGAAGACTGAACAAGAACTCAGAGATTTTTATTCTTTATGTTCAAAAAAGAAAATAGAACTACGACTTTTGCCAGAAAAGGCATTACCAAAATATAGGGCGAGGCTTAATCTTGAAAAAAGTGGGCAGAACGATCTTCTAGCATATCATGCGGTTCTAAAGGACTTTCCTCG